TAAAGGGGATAAACATCCTACTATATATGAAATATATACGAAGAAGGATGCAGATAAAGAAGGGATAGACTATAAATATTGGAGAGAATCAGATGAAGGAGACTATGGACTATCAGATGATGATTATGTGGCTAAGGTCATATCTAAATCTATTTACGGACCTTCTAGTATCTATATCCGCTTTCCTTTTGGCTATACTTTCTATAACCCTAATTATACTTCTGTGCAGCTTAAAGCAAGTGGTAGGATGGCTAATAATACCCTTAGTGGAAAAAGCCAATGGGAAGTTGTATGCAATGGACAAAAAATGAAGAATTTAGCCATGGTGTATGCACAAACCATGGATTATGATAAAACAATAGAACACGTTCTAAACAATCCATCTAATAACCAAAAGGTTATGTGGAAGAGAAGAATGAAGAAGGAGAAGTTTAAAGGTATGGTAAGAGAAGAATTACAAGCATTACTTAAAGAACATGGTATGACTGAAGAGTATACTCTTGATTTACTTGAAAACACTATTCAAACAGCTAAAGCTAAAGGAGATGTTACAAACTTAATGAGAGCTGTTGACAATCTTCAGGACATGCATGGCATGAAAGAGAAGCATATGATTAAAACAGTAGAACAGATAGAAGCAACAAGTAATGTTAAACTCATAGATGAGTTAAGAGAGGAAGAAGAAAAGCTTATAGCTACGAAAACTACTACTAAAGAAGAATAGTGGACTACGAAGAAAGATATTCGCAACTACAAGCTTTAAAGAAACTTCGTAATAATATGGCTTTATTTGGAAAACATTGCTTTCCTACTGCTCTTCGTAAGAGTACACCTCCATTTCATAAGGAAGTATACTCTAATCTATCAGATGATTCTAAGAGAAGAGTATTAATAGCAGCTCCTAGGGGTACAGCTAAGTCTACAGTTACTACTTTGATATATCCTTTATGGAAAACAGCATTCAAGAGAAGTGATGAAGATTTGTTTATTGTTATTATCTCTGAATCACAGGCTCAGTCTATAAACTTTTTATCTAGAATCAAGTATCATTTAACGCATTCAGATAAATTTAAAGAGGTATTTGGAGATTTAGGACCAAATACAGCAAGAAGATGGACGCATACAGATGTGGTATTGGCAAATGGAACTAGGATAATTGCTGTTGGTACAGGTCAAAGAGTTAGGGGTTTCATTGAAGGAGATACAAGACCTAACTTAATTATAGTAGATGACTTTGAATCAGAGTTAAATGCCTATACTCCAGAAGCAAGGGCTAAAAATAGAAAATGGATTACTGAAGCTGTGATACCTTCATTATCAGATGAAGGGAAAATAGCTATGATTGGTACGGTTATATCAGAAGATTGCTTTTTATGCTGGGCTAAGGAATCTAGTGCTTGGAATATTCTATGGTTTTCTATATGGGATGATGATGAAAAGAGTATATGGCCAGAAAGATTTCCAAAAGAGAGGATATTGGCTATAAAAGAAGAATTTAAGTCTGTTGGTAATATAAATGGATTTTTCCAAGAATATATGAATATAGCCCAATCTCCTGAAGATGCTCCCTTTCAACCTGATTGGATAAAATTACATCATTGGAGCTATAAAAGAATGCAAGGTGAAAATTGTTTAGTTAAAAACGAAGGATTAGATAATGAGGAAATCAAACCTGTTGAACTATATACTGGCGTGGACCCTGCAAGTTCTCTGTCTGCTAGGGCTGACTACTTTGTTATTGCCACTATTGCGATTGATAATAAGAATAACAAATATGTTATAGATATATATAGAAAAAGAATTTCTCCTGCAGAACAACCAGGGTTAATAATAAAACATTATAAAAAATATAGACCAAGAAGAATTAAGGTTGAAACAGTTGGTTATCAAGAAGCATTAAGAACAGCAGTAAGAGAATTAATGAGAGAGGAGAGTCTGTATATCCCTGGATTAGAGTCTGGAGTAAAACCTAGAAACTCTAAATCAGAAAGACTTTTATCACTTGTTCCTTTGTTTGCAAAAGGGACTTTTTATTTTAGACCAGAAGACACTCATGCACAAGCAGAATTCTTATCTTATCCAAAAGGAAAGCATGATGATATTATGGATGCTATATGGACAGCATTAGATGGAGCAAAACCTTGTAGAAGAAGAAAATTTGAACTCTTATCGGAGGACGAATGGAGGAACCCAAAGAAAAAGCTTGATTGGATGACTTTATAATTCGTAAATTACACAGATGGCATATAATGAAAAAAACAAAGAAGAGGGCACGGAATCTAATATCGTTGATGAAACTCATGAATTATTCAGAGAGTATACTTCAAAAAGGGATATTTGGGCTCAAGATGCAAAAGAAGACAAAGAATTTAGACTTGGCAAACAATGGACCCAAGAGCAAATAAATACCTTAACTTCTAGAGGTCAAGCTCCTATTGTTATAAATAGGATACATCCTGCTGTAGAATCAGCAAAAGCTATGCTTACAGCGAATAGACCATCTTTTAGAGCTGCTCCAAGAGAGGATTCAGATAATAAGGTTGCTCAGGTAATGAGTAATTTGTTATCATATATGTACGATATTTCCGATGGAAGGTCAGTAATAAGACAAGTTGTAGATGATTATTATGTTATGGGAATGGGTTTTATTAATGTATATCAAGACCCTATGATGGACATGGGTAAAGGTGAAGTTTGTTTTCATGATGTAGACCCATTAGATGTATATGTTGACCCTAATTCTAGAAGTCGCTTTTTTGATGATGCTGAAAATATAATTATATCAAAATTGTTTACAAAAGAACAAGCTAAGGAACTTTGGCCAATGTATGAAAATGCAATAGAAAATGCTGGAGCTAGTAGTTGGGGAGATGATTGGAATGCCCCTGCAACTGGAAGAGCAGATGACGGTGAAGTGCATTTTCCTGAAGATGTTGGTAGATTAAATAACAAAGATTATATAAGGGGTTACGAAAGATATAGCAAAGTAATGGTAACTCAATATAGAACTTTTGAAAAGTTTTCTGGAAAAGAAGAGTTATTGGAAGAAAATGAGTATGAACAATATATAAATAAACCAGCTTGGAAAATACAAGGACAGATAGTTGTAGACCCTAATACAGCTATGAAGATGTATGAACAGCTTCAGATGTATAGAGAAAAACAAATAATGCAAGCTAAAGAAGGAATGAAGCAATTAGGTTATAGTGATGAAGCTAGTCCTCAGGAAGTACCTGATATAAATTTTATAGAAATGACTTATGGTGATTTAATAAAAGATAAGTCTATAGAAATAGTTAGAATAACCGCTAAAAAAATTAATCATTGTGTGATAATGGGTGATAAAAAGTTATATTCAAGAATACTACCAATAGACAAATACCCTATTGTTCCAATTATGAATATACATACAAGGACACCTTATCCAATGTCTGATGTTAGATTGATAAAGGGTAATCAAGAATATATAAATAAAACACGCTCCTTGATAATAGCTCATGCTACTACAAGTACTAATACAAAAATACTTGTCCCCGAGGGTAGTGTTGATATGAAAGATTTTGAAGAAAAATGGTCACAACCTGGAGTAGCAATACCTTACGACCCAACAGATGGTCCTCCAGTACCTGTTCAACCAACTCCTTTATCTAATGAGTTGTTTCAAAATGAACAGACAGCTAAAAACGATATTGACCATGCTTTAGGTTTATATGAGATGTCGATGGGTAATTCTCAGAATGCTCCTCAAACATATAAGGGTACAATAGCCCTCGATGAGTTTGGTCAAAGGAAAATGAAGTCTAAACTTGCAGATATAGAGGCAGCATTAGTTAGAGTAGGACAAATAGCTATACCTCTGATGCAACAATTATATAAGACTGAAAAATTATTTAGAGTTATACAACCTAACAATTCTATAAATGAATATGTTATTAATAAGAAGTTAGTTGATGATAAAACAGGTGAGATAGAGGTAATTAATGATATAACTATTGGAAAGTACGATATTATAGTTGTATCTGGCTCTACTCTACCATCTAACAGATATGCAGAACTTGAGTTTTATATGGATGCGTATCAAAAAGGACTAGTAGATAAAATAGAAGTTCTCAAGAAAACAGAAATATTTGATATGGAAGGAGTTTTAGAGAGAACTGACACCATTGCCCAATTGGAACAACAATTGCAGCAAGCTGGTGAACAAATTAAACAGCTAAAAGGTGATTTACAAACAAGAGATAGAGAAGCTGTAAATTTAAGAAAAAAAGCAGAAGTCGAGAAATTCAAATCAGACCTTGATGGAATTAGTAATAAATCTAAAGCCGCAGGAACTATTTATGAAAAACGTCTTGATGACAGCTTATCCACTGTGAAGTCTCAGATTGCTGAGGCAATAAGTAAACAAGGCTCACCCTCTTCTAGTGGAAAAGAGGCAGCTAAAAGGAGAAAGAAATAATGACACAAGATAATATACAAATAGATACCCCTCAGGAAAATACAAATCAACAAGAGTACTCTTCATTGGAAGAGGCTGTATTTGATAATACTGAAGGCTCTTCAACTGTCGAAAATGCTTTCACACTACCCGAGGATAATACATCTGGAGAATCTGAAAAGGCTCCTGTACAAGGACAACCCAGAGTAAGTGGAGAAAATCAACTCAGTAATGATGAAAAAAGGTTTCAATATTGGCAATCTCAAGCTGATAAGTTAAGAAATGAGAATGAATCCTTGAAACGGGCAGCAGCACAAACACAAGTTGCTCCAGTTCAAGCTCAAGCTCCTGTTGAACCAAATCAAGCTGCAGAAGCTTTTCCTCCGCCTCCTGAAAAACCTCAACAACCTAGGAATTTCAATAGAGATGAGGCTCATGCCGAACCAAATAGCGAAAGCGCTAGGTATTTAGATGAAGTAGAACAATGGCGTGATAATATAAATGAATATAATTCTTTAAAAACTCAATATCATACTGCTGTACTTGAAGACAAATTTAACAAAATGGAACAAGTAAGGCAAAATGATATAAAAAGAGCTCAAGCTACACAGATGCAAAGGCAACAACAAGCTGAAGTATCTAACTATGTAACTGGGCATCATGGAATGAGTCAACAAGAAGCAAATGATTTTATATCTAAAATGTCTGACCCTTCATCTATAAATATCGATAATCTCGTTCAATTATATAGACTTGGTAATAGCGGAGCACAGCAACAAGCTACTCCTCCTGTTCCAAGTCCGTCTTTCCAGCAAACTCAGAATGCTCAGCAAGTACCTTCTCCTATGGGAGTAATGCCTTCTGGACAATCTAACAATGATGGAAGAACTATAGAAGACAAGATGATGGATAGTATGGTAGGGAATTTTAATAGTAAAAATCCCTGGAAATAATTTTTAACTGCCCTACCCGAAGGCCTAATTAGGCAGCTGAAGAAGGGCAAAATTAAGGATGGAATAAAATGGGAACATTTTACTCTGGACAAGCTGGTGCTGACGTTCAAGGTATCTCTATTAACGATACTAGAAGAAAGTTTAATTTCGGCGAACGCGTAGCTGAGCTTGCTCCAATACAAAGTCCATTCTTCGTATATTTATCGAAGGTGGCAAAAAAAGCTACTAATGACCCTGTGTTCAAGTTTCTTGAGCAAAGACATCAGTGGCAAAGACGTAATTTCCAAGTGTATGAAGCATTTGACCCAACAGCAGAATCTATTAATGAAGTAATGGCTGCAGGTACTGACTTACATATTTGTCAATATGTTGACGAGTATGGCAAATTATCATCAGTACCAAAAGCTGTAAGAGCTATAGTTCCTGGTTGTGTTATTGCTGTAGCTAATGATGATGGAACTGTAAGACGTTTCAAAGTGTTAGAAACTGCAACAGTAACAACTGGTTCTGACGCAGCAGCTGGCAATGGTGCATTCGTGCATCACGATTTAGATGCTGGTGGTGCAGGTGATGGTTCTGAATACACAGAGATTACTGGTGAATCTTTAATACCATTAGTTGATGCAGTGCTTGTTGCTGAAGCATGGGCTGTTGGTAATAAAGGTCAAATTATAGGAAGTGCATGGGCTGAAGGAACTGATACTCCTGTTGGTTGGGAAGACAAATTATATGACAGAGAAGGATATTGTCAAATCTTCAAAACTGGTATGAATATCTTTTCTGGAACAGCTTTAGCTACTGAATATAGAGGTATTGCTAATGAGTTTCAAAGAATGTGGCAAGATAAGTTAATGGAACATAAGATGGATATAGAACAAGCTATGTTGTTTGGTAGAGGAACTAGTGATGCTAGAAGCTCAGCTGATGGTACTAGCCTTTCAGGAGCTCCTTGTAGAGCTACTTGGGGTATAGCTCCTTACACAGAAACGTATGGTAAAGTTTATAGCATGTCTTACGCTTCATCTGGTTATGATGCTATCTTAGATGCGATGGAAGATTTCTTCGCTCCTGAATCTGGAAATAGTGGTAATAAATTAGTATTGGCTTCAAGAAAAATTATTACTT